CTCACGATTTGCTAAATCGTAGGCTGTCCGGCCGCAGCCAATGGTGCGCTGGGTCGAGCGGCAGCCCGCGCGCATCGCAGCCGCCGAAGACGAAGCGTTGTTCACGCATCTGAGCGGTGTACCGGCGGCCTTTCTCCCGATGGCTTTGGTTGTCGTGGAGAGCGCACAGTGAGCGCAGGTTGGCGAGGGATAGCGCGAGGTGGGGATGGGTTCGGGTGGGTTTGATGTGATCGACGCGGGCTTGGCCGGGGCCGGCGACGCTGACGCCGCAGACGGTGCAGCGGTAGCCGTCGCGCTGGAGCGCGACTTGGCGCAGCCGCCGCCAGGCAGGCGAGTAGTAAAATCCGTAGGGGATCATTGCAGAATGCCCCGGCGCCGCCTTGGCGGCCCGGTGGCGAGATGGTGCTGCATCACGGGGGTAACGCAGCACCGAAGTTCGGGAGGTAATCACTTGATGAGGCAAATGGCCGCGATGACAATTCGCGACCATCGGAAATTCCCTACTCCATCGGGAATCGGGTTGTCAACACAAAATCGGCTAGCCGGCATCGGCCGAACCACCCGATGTTGTGGCGTTGAGCCGAGCCAGCCGGGAGGCCGCCAATTTACGCGAGTGTGCGAGTTGTGTTTTAAGTCGGTCGATCTTAATGGCATAGTCGTCGCGTTGTTGCGTCACGTAATCGCCCCATAGAAAAATGGCGATATCCGCCTCGATGTTTCGGGTTTTCTTCCATTGCCCACAATAATGATTGGTTGTTACATCGAGCCATAGTGGATTCAGAGTGCACAATGCGGCGCAATGTTTGTTCGTTTCACGAATTAACTTCCTCACGTCCCGACGACCGAATTTGTCCCATTCATTCACTGGCTTCCAATCTGGGATTATCTTCAATTGATTAAACGCGGCATGTTTGCAGGTCAGGCAGCCTTTCACGTTCACCGCCGCAGATTGAGCGTGGCGAGGGCTCGGATTGCGGCGATTGTCCAGGCCCGCGCGGTCTTCGGATCGACGCCGAGGCGGGCGCCGAGATAGCGCCAGCTTGCGTCGTCGGCGAGGCAGGCTTCGAGCAGCCACAGTGCGAATGGCCCAAGGTTGGCGCGCACGCCGTCGAGCCGTGCCAGTGCGTCGGCCCGCCGTGCCAGCGCCGGTCCTGGGGATCTTCCCTGCGGTTCGCGGTCCCAGCTACGGGTCGGCAGCATCGCGGCGCGGGCCGCTTCCATCGTCGCGCGCAGGCGCACCGCCGCTGACCATTCGTGGGGCGTGATGGCCCCGTCGAGCAGCAGCCGGTCGAGGCGCGTTCGCACGCGCCAGTACGGCCGCCAGGCGCCGAAATCGATCGCAGGCGGCTCGAGGCCGTGGTGCTGGCGGAAGAACGGCGATGGCGCGGTCATTTCCCGGCTCCGTTGCGCATCTGGCGCGCCTCGGCGGCCAGCGCATCCGGCGCGCGGCAGCCGGCTTCGCTCGGCGGCGGTCCCCAAAAGCTGCTCCAGAATCCGCGCTCGACCCAGGCCCGACATCGCTGCTCCCAGGGTGGCTCGGGCAGGGCGTCGCCGTCGCTCCGCTTCCGTTTCGAAACGCGTTTCACAAAAAGCCCCCCCACGGGGGGTTTGGGGGGTATATCTTCTGTCTCGTAGCGTCTCGTATCGTCCCTTACGCGTTCAGAAACGGTTTCGAAACGCGTTTCATACTGCGTTTCGTACGGCGTTTCATCGCCACCTATGCTATTGTTTTCATTAGGACACGCATCTTTTCTACCGCGCCATTTTGCTAAGCGTGCGCGGTCTGCGTCGCGACGCTCTTCATAATTTTGCCTCATTTTTTTTGCTCGAAGAACCTCGACGCAGAGGAACCGATGATACAGCCGACCATCGGAACAGAGTTCAAAACCATGTAAGGCAACCTGACGTACTTTTGCCCATCGCCGGCCGGTGCCGGAGAAGGACGCCAGCACTTTGTCGTCGTTCGGGAGCGAACCCGCTGGAACCTGCTTCCAGGCGCGGCACCAGAGCATCAGCGCGGCCCAGCATTCCTCTGGCGAGCCCGTCGCCACTAGTTCACTCGCGAGCAGATGCTCGACGTTCAGCATAAAGCCGGCGAGGTTGCTGACATCGGTATCGGCCGGGACGAAAGGATCGGGCTGCATGGGCACCGCCTTCATGGCTGGTTCAACGGCAGCGTTGTCTGGCCTGGGTTGCTGAGACGGCCGCGCAGCTCGGCGACGACCTCGGCGAGGTCGTGGTCCCTCTCGATCAGCGCGGCGATCGTCTTGCAGGCGTGGATCACGGTCGCGTGATCGCGCCGGCCGAACAATTCGCCGATCATCGTTGTCGAGGCCGGCGTCAATTCGCGCGCCAGGAACATGGCGATCTGCCGCGGCCGCGCGACGGCACGCGCATTGCGGTGCGACAGCATGTCGATGCGGGAGAGCCCGAAGCGCTCGCAGACGGCGGCCTGGATGTCGGCGACGTGCGGCGTCATTTGTCGGCCTCCTGCAATGGCGGCAGGCCGAAAGGGTTGTCTGCGGTCTTGGCGGTGTGCTGGAACACCTTGAGATGCGGGCGGATACTGTTGCGCTCGGGCTGTGACAGGCCGAGCCAGAAATCGCGAAACGCTTCGGTGCCGCGCAGTGACGCGGAGCGTGCTTCATCGAGGATGTCGCGCTCCGGCGGCGGCTCGGTTGCACTGAACATGTCACCGACGATTTCACCCGTTTCTGCATCAACTGTTTCGCTGGTGACAGAAGCGGTGACAGAAGCGAATTTATCGAGTTCTGGCAAGGTGTTGGATGGCGTCGGCCCCGCATCGCGCGGATTATCGGCTTGTGCCATTTCGTCGTTGGTATAGAGGCCGCCCAGCTCCTGCGGAAAGGCTTTGCGGAGCGCCAACGCCTCGGCGCACTTGGCGATCATTACATCCGGCATGGTTGCCCACATGCGGACGAGAGTGCCATCTTTGCGGCGTTGCGCGTAACTGTCGAACCGCGCCACTGCCCAGCACGGCTCGGTGAAGTTCTGTCGGATCACGGCGACTTTGGCCGCTTTTGGCGGCTCCTTGGCGAGCCATACGTCATGCCAGGCGCCATCCTCGGCGCACCACATCGGGCCGAGCTGCCCGGTATATTTCCCGGTGCGCTCGGCGATCAGGCGCAGTCCGTCGATCGAAGTTTGTATCGCCATGACCTCGCGTCCTTGGCCGGCGTCATAGCGTTTTATGGCGTGGATCTGCCGCGAGAACGGATCGAGCCCGGTGCGTCGGCATTGCTGCAGGAAGAGCTGCAGCTCGTCATGGGTTGCGCCCTTGCAGATTGTCCGCTTTATCAGTTCAACTTGATCCTGGGTGAACTGCGTCGTGTGTTGGATTGCCGGGGAATTGTGCGGCAGTGTCACCACTTCATTCTGTGGCATAGTCGTTCTCCTCGGTGACAGATTTCACGCGCAGCACGCGGATGGTCGCGGCGGGGATGACGGTTTCGCGCCGCTGCCACGAGCGAAACGAGATGTTCCAGCCGGGGAGCCAGCCGGTCATAGCGCGGCCCATGCGGTTTTTGATCTGGTAGTCGATCTCTTTAAGCCGCTTATCGGCGGCGCTGGTCGTGGCCTTCAAGCTGGCGCGCTCGGTGAGAATGGCCGGCAGCTCGTTGTCGCCGCTAAGGTCTTTGTGGCTGCCGTCGTCGAGGTCGGCGACGAGTTCGGCGCTCGGGGCGGCCTGGGGTATTTGGGCGCCGCTGTCCCATGCCGCCCACCACTCGGCGACGGCGGCCAATATGCGGCCCTCCGCGGCCGCGTGGCGCGGCACATCGAAGTAGTGCACCGGATAGGAGGGATTGCAGACCATCACCGCCAGGACGCCCCAGGCGCGCCCGGTGACAATGATTTCGGTCAACGTCTGGAGCACATAGGCGAGCGGCGCCCGGCCGTGCCAGCTATCCCATTGCTGCGGCGAGCAGGTTTTGACCTGGATCAGCCCGTCGTCATTGGCCCAATAATCGGGCGTGCAGCCGAGGCGGTGCTCTGGAAGCCGGTGATAGGTCGTCGCCTTGATCAGCAGCCATTCCGGGCGCTCTTCGCTGATCGCAGCGGCAACCGCCGGCTCCAGGATGCGGCCGCGGCGCATGGCGGGGCTATCTGGTGGGATGTATCCGGCGCCGCCGCCGCCTTCACCATGCATGATGCGCGCGAGGTCGTCGCGCGTCAGGTACGGATGCAGATCAAAGAGCGCGGCGATGCGGCTGGCGGTAATGTCCTTCTCGCGCCAGGTGAGCCAGTCGCCGAGCGATGTTATTTCGCGGACTTCGCGCGCCGGCTCGGTCATGGCGCCGGCCTCCGCGGATCATTGTGAGTCCAAAAACCGCGTTGGACGCATACGGCCCAGATTTCGCGGTAGCACTTAGGGCCGAAATTCGGTAGCCGGTGCAGTTCGGCTCGCGTTAGTGCAGCAACCTCTGAGAGCATGGTCGGAGGTTTCGAGTCTTTGGGCCAATTCCACACTCCGAAACAATTACGGATGCGAACCGCGAGATGGCTGTGTTTGAACGCCTCATAAAGTTCGACGTCGTTTGGCTCGTGCCTCGGTTCTATTATCTGCCGTAGCCGTTTAAGCCCATCGCAACTATGCTCCATCTCCGCGATTAGCTTGTCCAGCATCGGGATCGCCGTGTCCATCTCGCGGACGGGCTCAGTCATGGCGCGGCCCGCTTTTCAGCGACATTTTTGTAAGGGCCGTCTCTGTGCCATTTTATTTTTTCCGATACGGGATTGACGACTAATGGATACGGGGAGTAGCCTTTTATATACGGGGTTGGTACACCCCGTATCCAACGGAGGAAATAATGTCTTATCCTGCTATACGTTCTAGCCAAGAAGACGGTTTGGAATGCTATCTGCTCTCGCTGCGCCCTTCGACATTGTTCGCTTTCCTGCGCCACGATCCGCGTTCGGCGCACTGGAAATCGCTCACGCCATGGTTGCGTGGCATTTACGAAACCAAACAGCGGGAAACCAAGACCGCCCGTATCACCGCCCTTGAGGACTACATTCTCAATCGCGTGATGGACCCTGGGAAGATTGGCGCTTTGCCCCCGATCTCGGTCTTCCAGTTCCAGCCGTTCGACGCCTCCTGTCTGACGTGCGTTAGTGGCGTCAGGTACGAGATCGAGGACAGCGATGCCGAGGTCGAGCGCGTGCTGATTGACGGGCTGGCTCGCGTCACGGCTGCTCAGGCTGTGCGCGAGCGATTGCAGGTCGAGAACCCGCAGGCGTTCGACCATTTCAACAACACGTTCCGCTTTACCGTGGCGTTGTATGTGCCCACAACTGGCCGGCTGTCCCCGGATATTGCGGGGCAGTTGTTCGCCGACTTTAACAGTTATGCGTGGCCGGTCCCGGCCGCGACGACCGTGGCGAACGACATCTACAACCCCTATCGCGCGATTGCACGGAAGGTCGCTGAGTCCGATATTCTGCGACGCTACGGAGGGTTGAAGATCGGTAAGGCGAAGCTCGGGCGGAAGGATGTTAATTTCACGACCGAGGTCACGATGGCGCAATTCTGCAAGATCGTGATTGAGGGCGGGGCAGGGTACGGCAGCCTCAATAAGCCGGTGCCCAACGCCAAGGTTTCCGGTGTCGATCAGGATGCCGTCGCCGCCAAGATTGTAAGCTTCATTAGCGGTCTTGAAGCGGCCATGGGTGCCGACAAGTTCGCCGATACCGGCGCACTGTTTCGCACCGCCCACGGCTTCTATGCGCTGGCGATTCTCTTGCATGACATCGGCGAGGGATTGACGACCCAGGTGCAAGCCGTGCCCGCGCTTGCCGCCATTGATTGGACTTGGAACAACCCGGAGTTTCAGTCCAACATTGGCAGGAATGTTGGGGGCACTGGATGGCGCATGAATACCGGCTCGGCGACGATGTGGTGGCTGGTTCAGTATTGCCGGGCAAAGAGTGGGGTCGCGCTGCCGAACGCTACGGTTGTTCGCGCCGCATAGCAGCACTACCTTTGCGGAGAGAAAGCGGCCGCTAATTCGACCGGAAACGCGGCCGCTTTCTCTTACCTTTAATAGAGGAACACGGACGGTATGCACTGTATAAGTTGTGGGGCGGCTCTGCCGCCCTCTATCACTAAGCCGCGCAAGTTTTGTGATAACGCCTGCCGAAAGACACACAATCGGAAGAACATTCGGGAAGAAGGCAGGAATGAATGGTATAGCCCGCAGAACGTAGTGGATGCCGCTCGGCGGGTTATGGGCGGTATCGATCTCGACCCAGCGAGTTGCTATCACGCTAACGAGGAGATCGTCCGCGCTAGGGGCTACTACACGCGAGCCGACGACGGACTGACGCTGCCATGGCGCGGCCGGGTGTGGCTCAATCCGCCTTACGACACCTTCGCTCCAAAATTCTTTGTTAAATTCTGCGAGGAATACGAAGCCCGCCGCACTCCAATGGGATGCCTCCTCCTTGGCGTGCATCACTTGACGACAAAGTGGTTTCAGCGCGTCGAACAATTTGCCGCGATCTTGTGCTTGCCCGCCGGTCGGCTGAAATTCACCGGACGCCTCGCGCATGGGAATCCACCCATGCACGGCAGCGCGATACTCGGGGTTGGGGTTAACCCGGATCTTTTCCGAAGCGAGTTCGGGGAGATCGGAATCATATTGGAGTTGCAGGCGAGGGAAGCCGCTGCAATAGCGCCTACCCCGCTCGTGCTTGTATCCAATCATCGCTAATCGCGCCCGTATCACCGTCCCTCTCTACAAAACTCGGTGCCGTGCGCCGGGCACCATTTCGGGCCGCACAACTCACGCCGCCTCCCCCTTCGCGACACCTCCCAGCGCCCTTATCCCGTACAGCCCGATCAGCGCCGCCTCTGCGCGGCCGATCGCGGCGGCGCGGGTGCAATAGCCGCGGCGCACCGTCCACAGCCCCACGTCGTCCGGCATGAGCCGCCCGGCGCAGTCGAGCGCCAATGCCTTGTCGGCGCGGATTCCGAAATGGCCTTTCCATCGCACCGGCGCGACGATCTCGTAGGGCCAGCCGTGGCAGGCGGCGATGGCTTTGATGGCCATGTAGCGCTGGCCCATATTGAAGGCGCTGGCGGTGCCCATGCGGCGCGCCCTGTCGCTGCCGGCGTAAGCCGCCTGGCGCTCGATCCAGATGTGGCCGAGCCGCCGGCCGTCGAGCGCGCCGAGGAGATCGACCGCCAGCTCGCGCACGCGCAGCTCGGCACCGCTCATCGGCATGTCGACGATCGCGAGCACGCGGCACGTCTCGGCGTCGAGCAGCGCCACCGCGCCGTCCGCGCCGGGGTCTGCGCCGGCGACGATCACCGCGGCTCTCCGCAAACCTCCAGCGGCTGCGCGCGACGGCGCCGCCGCTCAGCGAGGCCGGGCTGGATGTCAATGGGCCACGGCGCGTTCTCGGGCCACGTCGCGCGGAAATATGTCTCAGCCCGCGCCAAGGTGCGGATATTGGCGCCGCCGCCCTCTGCAAGCCTGACAAAAATGCGGTTGTTGCCGCACGCTCGTCTGCCTAGGGTTGAGAGCGAGACGCCAGTCGCAGTCGCGTAGAGCTGCGCCAGTCTCAAGAGGTCGGCGGGGCTTAGCATGGGGAAACTGTGTGCGTTTTAAAACGCGCTCGCAAGTGAAAAAAAGCGCACTCCCGGCCGTTGCGGTAAGTCAATGATTTTCCTTAGGTCGGTGAAAAATTTCACGTATTTGAAAGGTAGGAGTGTTATAATCTTAGCCATTGGCACAGGGACGGGGGTCCGTTGGTGGTCGAGATTTTATGGGACGATGCCGCTTTCAAGCGGCGGGTGAAAACGCTGGCGAAAGAGCGCGGGCTGAAGCTCGGCGACGCATTGAAGGCGGCCGGCATCACGCCGCGGTATTTCTCGCGGCCGAGCGAGGGATGTTCGACCAACCTCATTCTGAACTTGGCGCGGGCGCTCGATGTGTCGCCGAGCGTGTTGTTCGGCCCAAGCGAAGCCTTACCGAACGATCCGCCGATCGATCACGACAAACTGGAGCGCATTGCGGTGGCGACGCGCATGATGACGGCACAGCTCGCCGCGTTGATTTATGTTGTTTCCGATGGCTCGAATGCCGATCCAGCCCGGCTGATGGAGCTGGTCATGGATAAGGTCAACGGGATGACCGCGGCTCAGAAATCAACGAGCAAATAGTGTGTAGCATCGACGGGCCCGTGATCGAAATCCTGCCAGTCCTCGCCGTCGTATTCGCCGAGGCTCAGGGGGCAGCCGTTGCGGCCAGGGATCAACAGACAGGGGCCATAGGGTTTGCCTTTTTCAATCGGCGCCTCGGCGATCGGGCGGAACAGAGAGCGCAGCGTGGCTGTCCTATGATCGGCCAATCTGTCCTCCTCTGTCCTGTTTTTAGGTTGCTCATTAACGAGAACGATACGCAGCCATTAGGTGGGGTTCAACCGCCCTTTACGGTATAGCTGGTGATTTTTTTCGCACCTATCTGGACAGGTCGTTTGACTTGCGCTTAGGATGGGAAAAGGTGATTTTTTTCACACCTCCCCATCCCCCGGAGGATCGCGTGCCAAACAAAACACTCAGCGAAGTTGCCGCGGACTACCGCGTGTCGCGATGGACGATCCTGCGCCGCCTGAAGGAACACCCGGAGGTGCGCGTGCTGCGCCCCGGTGGCCGCATTATCATTTTTGACCCGCCGGCTTTAGCCGCCCTGGAGGCCGTCTTTCGATGCCAATCCAACTCTATGCACCCGGAACCCGAAAGGGGAACAAGTTCTGGCTCGCCAGAGTCTCGGTCAACGGCCGACGCGCTGAGGTCAGTTCGGGCACGACAGACAAGGCGGCTGCTCAGCGCTGGGCGCGCGAGTTCGAGCGCAAGCTCGCCCTCGAAGATCGTACCCCTCGGCCGGGCGAAGCGATAAGCTTCACCTACGCCGCCGAGAAGTATCTCGCTTATCGCGGTGATCTCGGCATCGGCGCACAAGCTCGGGCCGAGCAGGCGCGGGTGGCGCGCTTGGTGGCGGTGCTCGGGCGCCGGATGCTTAGCGAGATCACCCAAGCCGATCTGGTCGATGCCGCGCGCAAGTTGTATCCGAAGCACGCCGCCGCGACACTGAACCGCCAAGCGTTGCGCCCGGCCGCCGCCATCCTGCACTATGCCGAAAGCTGCGGCTGGTGCCCGTGGCTGCGCGTGCGCCTGTTCAAGGAACCGAAGCCGCGCACCCGCGCCTTGAGCCAGGAAGCGGCGACGGCGCTGATCGCCAACGCCACGGACCCCGATCTCCACCGTCTCTTATTATGGCTGTTCCGCCAGGGTGATCGCATCAGCGATGCCCTGCGCGTCGAATGGGCCAACATCGATCTTCGCGCCGGCACCGTCGAGATGCGGATCGGCAAGACGGCCGAGTGGCGCACCGCGGATCTGCACTGGGAGCTGGTGGCGCTGCTCGGCAATGTCGAGGATAAGGTCGGCCGGGTCTTCCGCTGGTCGTCGAAGCAAAGCGTCTATCGGCCGCTGCGGGCGCTCTGTAAGCAGCTCGGCATTCACATGACGCCGCACATGGCCCGCCACTCGATGGCGACCTGGCTGGTTCAAGACGGCGTCAACACCGCGACGATCATGGAGGCCGGCGGTTGGCGCGATGTTAAATCGGTGTTGCGCTATGGCCGCGCCAACCTCGCCGATGTGCGGGCCGCGCGCGGGGCGTTGCCCGCTCTGTACCGGGGGAAAAACGGGGGAGACAAGCTGTGAGCCGCAGGAATCCTAGGGTGCGTTCTCCCTTGGCCAGGACGAAGACGCTGGTTCGATATCAGCCGGCAGCACGATATAAAATCCTGAAATCATTGACCTTTCTGGCACCCAGCGGAATCGGGATCGGTGCAGCAAAACGCCTACAAACGCGGAACATGGCGGGGGAAACGGGGGAAAGCCGGGGGAAGAAAGACCTGTTTTGTTCGCCCCTTGAAGACGACCGGCCGACCGGCGGGCGCAGCGCCCGGTGATCGCCCAGAATTGCGGTAACTGTCGGTTTCGGGTTGACCGGGATTGTCGACGACGTGCGCCACCCGCGTATGACTTTGTTCGGTTCTATGAGCTTGAGTTGCTGCGCGACCTGGCGTGGTCGCTGCACATCATGGCCGGCATAGAGTTGTGCCCACGCGATGACCTACACACAGAAGCGACCGAGGCACTTCAACTTGCGAAGTGGCCGGAGGTTGACGAAGCGTATTGGTGCGGCGAGTGGGAGGGGCAGCCATGATGACCCCATACGACGAGTGGCTCTCCCGCGAGCCGGACCAGTTCGTGGCCTTCAAGGTCGGCGAGTTCACCGATCAGCGCGAGGCCGAGATGGTGGCCGCGGAGTATTACGCCGACATGCATATCGAGCTGGAGCGGCGGCCCGGCGGGCTGATCGTGCTGTGGGTGTGGGAATGACAGAACGCAGGCGGCGGCACCTCTACCCCTGTCCCGTCGCCTGCCAGGGTGGGCGCCATGCCTCATCACCGTGGCGCCCGCCCGCTCTTAAGGGGCGCGCCTGATGCCGATCCCTCACGCCGAGAGGATATGGGCCAGCAACGGGTTTGATCGCTACCGCACGCCGCCCCGGCGGCGCCTGCGCCGAACTCTGCTGCTGGCACTTCTGATGCTCTGGGGCTGGCTGGGCATTTATGGCGCAGCGGTCCTGATCGGTGGCCGGTAGCACAAGGTGAGGAGGAGGGGACAATGGATGAAGAACTGATCAGACTGCTGGAAACCTTCGCTGACAAGCAAGCGGCTTTCCAGGCAGCCCACGCAGCGGACTATCAATCCCAACATTGCAAAGCGACGTTTGAAGAACAGGAAAAGGCATACGAGGAGCTTGAAGAGGAGCTTATGGATCTAGTCCGGCAAGAGCCACGGCGTCTTGCGGCGGCCCTCAGACAGGCGATCCCTCCAGGCCCGCGATGAGTGACGTGAGACGCGCCATCGCGGTCTACTGCGAAATGTGGAAACGCCAATGGCGTGACCCGAATGCCGGTGCGCGACTGACGCGCTTCCAGCGCGCCCAGAGAGGGCACCGGATCGGCAAAGCCGCCGCGCTCCTCATTTTGGGACCGCCCTATAGGCGGTGGTGGATATGGTTTCCGTGAGATGAGTGACGACCTGACGCGATGAGTGACGAGGAACGTATCGAGTTAGCTTGGGGCATCATTGACAAGTTGCGCGCCGAGATCGCCGCTCTTAAGAAAGAACGGGACACGATAAAAGCGATTGTTGCAGCGCAAGCGAACGACGAAGGACTGTGGTTCATCGCCGCAACGGCCCCCGAGGCTTATCTGCAGCAAGAGCTGCGCAGACTGCACGCAGCGATAGAGGCCCCGCGATGAGTGACGACCCCGGATCAAGTCCAGGGCAGGCTCTGACGGAGCGGGCGCGCGTGGCCTATGAAACGGCCAACGCTCTCCTCGGGGGCGGCGTCTCTTGGGAAGAGCAGTCTGAGGTATACCGGGACGCATGGCGCGCTGCGATCGCCGCGATCGTGCCCCCCGCCGATGACGCCCTCCACTCCGAGCGCGAGGCCGCCGCAGCCGAGGCCCGGAGAGCGCTTAAAGAAAGCGTGAAGCTGCAAAGTCATTATGCCCGAATACTCAACGATTATGATGGCGGGAAGCGGATGACGTTTGGCTCAGCTGATGAATGGATTGCTAGGCTCCGCGCCATCGCCGCCCCACAGGAGGCCCGCGATGAGTGAGGGTGTCAAGCAAAGAACAAACAACGAACAAGTAATCACGAAATTGTGATTTGACTAGTTCTTGGGATTGTGGTAGTATCATTAGGCCGGTAGCTGCGAACTACCGGCCTTTGCTGTTTGACATCTTGGAGAAGTCTTATGAGCGTACCCATTAAACGGGGCGGGCGCAAACCTGTTCCCGTGCAGCCTCTCAAAGTGAGGTTGACCCTTACTCAGTATCGCGTCGATGCCACCGGGTTTCAAACCCGAGCCGAAGCCGAAGCCGCGATGGCGAAACACAAGGCTTACAATCCGGATGATATCTATTCCGTGCGGCAATACCGCGGCGAGGGTTTTTTTGTGTTGGTGCAATTCAGCAATGGCGGAAGCCGTTGGCTGCGCACTCTCACTGAAGCCGATTGCCGAGCGTTCGCACAAGCCTTCAATCGGGCGATCGGATTGAAGTCCTAAACTCGATGGCCCCTCCCAAACCGGAGGGGCCATTTTTTCGCGCCTCTCCCGCACACGACCACAGCCGTTAGGCCTTCGGCGATGGCTCACCCTGGGCTGGGAAGTAGCCCCAACCGTACTGCGAACTGTAGCCCCACCCACCATCAGGCGGCGGCGGCTTGTTGCCCTCCGGCGGCGGCGGATAGGTTATCGGATGCTCCGGGTGAACCGGCGGCCCGCCCGGCTCAATCGGCGGCAGCACGATCGGGTGCGTCGGCACACCCGGACCCGGCATGGCGATCGGGTGCGTCGGAACGCCCGGCGGCGGCAGATAAATCGGGTGGGTCGGCACACCGGGCCCAATGGCTTCCGGCGGGATCACAATCGGGTGCGACGGATGCGCCGGCGGCGGCAGCACGATCGGGTGCGTCGGCACGCCCGGTGCAATCGCGCCCGGGGGAATCTCGATCGGGTGCGACGGGTATACCGGGATGTAAATCGGGTGGCTGGGCACACCCGGACCGATGGCGTCCGGTGGGATCACAATCGGGTGCGACGGATGCGCCGGCGGCGGCAGCACGATCGGGTGCTTCGGCACGCCCGGTGAGCCCCCGCCGGCGTCTCCGGTCAACGGCGTAATCATCGCTAGATACGGTTGCATCCTAATCATCCTTTGAGGTTACGCCTCGGCCCGCGGCCGCGACGGTAGCAAAGGTGCTGATTATCAAGTTTCTGGCCGGAACTATCAGACCGGCGCGGCGGCGAGCCCCCAACTTCGAGAGTTTAACGGATTAAGAAGACAACCCGATGAACCCCGCCAAATCGCTCGCCGCTGTGGCGCTGCTGACTGCTGCCGTTTGCGTTTGCGGCACGGCAAGCGCTGAGGAAACCGATCTACCGCTAGCTCCGGATATGCGGTTCTGCATTTTTAAGGTTACGGTTGAGGAAATGTCCGTACCTCACGCCCCACTGAATCTCGACGATCCTGTGGGTAGCTTCGGCAAGACCGGGGGTGGGATAATGACCAATAGAATGCGCTCGGAGTGCAATGTGCAGACAGCCCAAATGCGCTCAGCGATCGATCTCATGTTCGCGGTGATCATAGCAAGTGCGAAAACGAAGGAAGAAGAAGAGCGCAAAGCTGCATGGCACGCCGCCCATCCCGATCCCGGCGCCGTCCCGCTCTGCCGACCGCCGCACAAGATGACCGCCCGCGACGGTTGCCAGTAGGCCGCTAAATTCAGCGGCCGCATGACTCGATCTTCCGCAACACCTGCGCCGCTGTCTCCGTTAAGCCAAAACCAGCGGGCCGCACCGCCAGATAAAGAACGCTGTGCGTCCCCGGCGCAATATGCTCCCGATGCGCATTCCCCACCGGCCGAATGACCTTGATGATGTCGGACTCCACCCAGAGTTCGGAGCCGTCTGGCGAGTGGAACACGAGGAGGCACTCAAGCCCTAGGACGATCCGCGCCAGCCGCCGCTCGGGCAATGCCTGCTCCGCTCACGAATCGGGGAATGGCGCAGACGGCGGCGTGAACGCGCCGCCATAGCGCGCCAGCCCCTTGGTGATTCGCACTTCGTCGATCTGACCGACAAATCCGCGCGACACGCCTCCATCATTGCCGACCACCAAAATTCGGTTGCTATCAAAAAACGTCGCGCTCACGGTTCCAGACGCAACAACGCTGCCGCCGGCATAGACGCGCAATACATTGCTCGCGTCTCGATCCGCCGCGATATGCACCCAAGTATTGAGGGTCGGCGTGTATGATCCGGTAACCACCGGGTTATCCGTGCCTGTCGTGGAGTAGAAAAAATTCAGCGTGTTGCCGTTGAACGCCAAATTCCACCCAAGCTGACTGGCTGGCCCACCAAATTGAGCAATGACACTGCGTACGCCGGATATTGCGCTGGTAGGATAAATCCATGTTTCCACGGTGAACTGGCCGGAACCAAAAAACCAATCTGCGCTATCAGGAGAGCTTATATATAAGCTGCCTGCGCTGGTTAACGATGCGGTTCCAAATTTCGGGTTCGTCGTGGTTAGACTGCCTCCGCCTGTTGTGAAGGTGTGATTAGATGCTGAATTATCTGGAAATGTCGTCGAGCCATTGGTGCCGTCGAGATGCAGCAACAGCACGACTTGGGCGAAATTCGGGTCACCTCCGCCGCCATACCAAAACGGGTCGATCAGCATCAGCGGGTGCCGATCAGCGTAACCTTGAGCCCCTTAGCGCCGGTCCCTGCTACCGTGATGTCGATCGTGATCTCGGCATCGTCCGTCAATGAGCTAGTTGATATCACCGCGGCAGTTGCGGCCGTCGTGCTGGTTTTCTCGGTGGCGTCGATCGACAGCGCGGTTGATAAGATCGACGTGCCGTTCTGTTTAATGTCGACAGTGGGCAAGCCGGAACTGCTCGCCGTCGAGAGACTCGACCGCAACGCCGTCAGCGTCAGCGCATAGGGCATTCGGAAGGTCAGTTTCGCGGTGCCCGTCGTCAGGTTCGTTGTCTCGTCGGATACGGCGACCTGGATGGCTTCTTTCTTCAGGTCGGCGATACTGGCGCCGCCGTCTGCGATGGCCTTGCCGGTCGTGCCGCTGTATGTCGCGACATTGCCGCTGACCGAGCTGCCCGGCCCGACGACATCGCCGACGCCGGTGCCGCTGCCGGCCGCAGCCCATTTCGTGCCATCCCATACCCACGATTCGCTAGCGCTTGTGAAGACCTGGCCGACCGTCGGGCTATTCGGAAAGTCAATCATCGCCGGCCTCTAACGCTTCGATCCGAGCGGACAATTCGCGCACCGCATTCAGCAGCGTGAAAACCAATTCCGATGGGTCCACCGTTTTGTAGGTTTCGGGCGCACCCTCTGGGACGAGCTCGCCCTCATCATTGGGCGCGTGCGGTTGATAGGTCATCTCGCCGACGAGCGATGGCATCGTGGCTGCGGCGGCCTCGGCATCGAGCCCGACATACTGCCGCCCATCATCGGGCGTTCCGGCGCGGCCGTTATAGGCATAGCGGACCGGCTGCAATTGCAGCAGCGCATCGAGCCCATCGGTGTAGGGCGTGACATCGGTTTTCAGCGCGGGGTCGCTCGGGGCGACCCACGAGCCGCCGCCCGCTTTGGTTGCGGTGCCGCCGATGATCGTCAGGTTGCCGCTGCCGTCCAGTGTGAGATTGACTGCGGGGGTTATACTGCCGTTTGGTGTTGTCTGGACTTGTGCGATCGTGCCGTGCGCTGAAGCAGACCACGTTTCGTTCGCTGTAAATACCAGCTGACCGGGCCCATTTATCACCCAGGCCGTCCCGTCCCACCCGCCCGCGTTGATGCGCCCGATCCCTTGAGTTGCCGTTAATGTCGCGGGGGCGCCGGCCGTGTTGTTGGCGCGCATTACGTTAAGGTTGGCGCTACCGTTGAAAGCAAGGATGACGTGGTTGTTAGCGCCGCCGTCCGGTCCCATGCTCAAAAATATCTGGTTGGCAAACCCGACATTGATCGGCGCGGTGACGGTGTTCGCGTTGCAGATCAGGCTCCCGCGCCCGTTGTCGGCACCGCTCGCGAGCGGCGTGCCGAGCGTCAATCCGGACGCAATCGTAGCAGCGGTTGCCAGGACGGTTGAACCAACCGGCGTCGTGTTAAAAATTATTCGGGTGCTATGGTCGGCGGTCGTCCACGGCGAGGTGATCGTCGAAACCGATATTTGCGCGGCTTGCCCCGTCCACGTCGTATCATAACCACGCATCCCAAACGTCATTAGGGCGCCCGTCGTCGCGGTCGGAGCCGCAGCGGTCCCGCCAGAATTTTGGCTTAGGATAAGATTGTTGGACCCGAACGCGTTCAGCTGAACGATGTTGGCCGTTGCGTCTACCTGTTGCAGACGAAGGAGCGTACCCGCGCTTGGGTTAGCCAACGCGGCGGCGTTGGCGTTGATCGTCAACGTACCGGGGCTGGTGCCGCTGATCGTGCCGCCTGACAGCGGCAGATAATTGCCGATGCTGGTTGTATTAGTCGCCGGCACCCATTGGGTCGATGTGCCGTCGTTATATCGGATATACAGTTGTCCGCCGCCGCTATCGAACCATGCCTGCCCGACCGTTGGCGAGGCCGGCGGCGTGTCGCCGATGCTGATGCTGCCGCCTGTCGCCCATGCGGGATCGGCGCTGCTGCCGCCGGTAGTGAGCACCTGGCCGGTCGTGCCGGGCGCCAGCGCGACCCATCCAGTACTGCTGCGATAGAGCAGCATCCCGCGCGTTGACCCGACATCGTAATCGAGAATATCGCTGAGCGAATGCCCGGTCGCGACCGCGGTGCTGCCGCTTAGGTTGGCCAGTAGATAATGGTCGGCGATCGCCGCGCCGCCCGCGCCGCTGGCCCAGCTCGGATTAGCGCTCGCCCCGCCGGTCGTCAGAACTTGCCCGCTGGTGCCCGGGCCGAGTGCCGCATAAGCCGAGGCGCCGCGGTAGATGACCGACCCTTGCGCGCTCGAGGCAAAGATGTGATCGAGGAACTGCGTCAGCGTGACCGGGAGAGGCGCGGCCGAAGCGCCGGAGATATTCCCGAGGAATGCCGCATCCGCGATCTGCGCCAGCGCTATCGTGCCTGCTGACGTGACCGGCCCGCCGGTTAACCCGGTGCCGGTGCCGACGCTCGTCACGGTGCCCGCGCCGGTCGGGCTGTCCCACGTCGGGTCGACGCCTGGCCCTTGCGTCTTCAAGTATTTGCCGGCGGAATCCGGTGGCAGTGCGGTCCAAACCGTGCCGCCGCGGTAAGCCACCGAGCCGCGGACATTGCCGACCAACGCATCGAGCAGCGCAGTGAGCGTGTTCGGGGTCGGCGCAGCAACGCTGCCGCTGATGTTGGAGAGGACATATCCCGATGAAATCGTGGCGAGCGCAACCGATCCGGTGCCGGTGATGGGCGCCCCGCCCGTGCTTATCCCCGCCCCGGCCGCAACGCTGGTGACGCCCGAGCCGCCGACCGACCATGCCGGGTCAGCGCCTGCTCCATGCGTTTGCAGGAAATATCCCGACGTGCCGGGCGGCAGCGCGATCCATCCCGGGCTGCCGCGATATATCAGCGTACCGCGGACTGTGGTGCCGAGCGCAAAGTCGAGGTAATCGCTTAAGTAGTTCGGCACGGCAGCGGCGACGGTGCCGGTGATGTTCGCCATCATCGTTCCGGACGGTGCCGTCATCCCGGCCGGTAAAGCATCGACATAGGCTTTATTCGCCACGTCTAGCGGGTTCACCGGAGAACTCATGCCGGTGATCTGGCCGCCTTGAATGTTGACATTCGTCGAAGCCTGGAACGCCATATCGCCGAGAGTTTCGTTGCTCCATTTCTGTGTGCTGTCTTGCCAGACCAGTACGTCGCCATCGACGGGGGGACCACCTGGCGGAACGAGTGCGACATCACCGAGCGTCGAGAGCAGCGTATCGACAGAGCCGAAAAGCTGCAGGTACACCGGGTTGCCGTCGATGTCGGTCGCGGTCGGGTCGAACAAATCGTATGTGCCGGCGACCTGCACCATAAAAATACCGTAGCGCACGGTCGCGGGATCGATCGATGCGTTGCCGCTGGTAACGGTGAATACATCGAGGACCGCGTATATGCCGGGCTCATATTCGCCGCGCCAGCGGAACGTCAGCACGGGGATCGTGAATGGTCCCATCACCGAACCATCGGTGAGGGTTATTGTCATCTGCGACCCTGATATGCCGATCGAGGCGATGCCGACCGGCTGCGCCGGGTTATTCTGAAGATTGACAATCGCTTCCGCGAGCGACCAGAAATTGGCGTCTACCTCGCCCGCATCGAGGTTCGCGCCTTTGCCGGCGCCCCAGGCCCCTAATGTACGGAAGGTTAGATCGACCATTATCTTATCTTCTGCGCTTATACGGTTGGAGCCCAATCATTGTCGGCGGCGGTAACGGCGTGCTATCAGGCGGGCAGTCGTGCTGAACGGTGAGTGTTGAGCCATCCGGAAACAATTGGTTGGCGTTGCGAAATATTCCCAGATCGAAGAGGGCTTCATTCCATAGGGCGAACTGAACCATCGTCGTCCCTATCAAAACCCGGTCAGGATCGGCCGGTGGAGAACCCGGTACGTCTGCGGGCGTCAAAGGCGGTTTCAGAGGGATGGTAATTGTGAGAGTAGAATCGCTGCCTGACGTTTGGGTTGGTCGGCCGGCCGGGCCGAAAAGAACAATCACACCCGGCTCCTCTAATGATACCCATATCAGCGGGTTTAAGAGATGAAGCGGATTTTGCTGCGGGCGTATCCACGCCCCAATCGTCAACCCTGGATGCGACGCCATGTAGCCGTCTGGGAGATTGACTGTCAGCGTCAGCGTGGTTGCCCCGCCCGACCACACTGTATGTTGCCCATAGTCGCCTTCACCGATGAAGTAATTTGATGGGCAACAAGTGTGCGGCAAAAGGGTTGTGGCGCTCCCATCGGCATATAGAAACCACGCCGCGAAGGGCGAAACATACTCCGGAACGCAGACGGGAGGCCCCGTACCGCCATTCCCGCCGTTAGGCTTCTTCTTCTTCCAATGCACATTGACGATGCGCTCGAATGGCGACTCGGCATAGAAGGGCATTCTTTAGTTCTTCAGCGTCAGAGCTATTTCGCAGCTATCCGGGTTTGTGCCGGTCCCGACCCCGCTCGGGGCGGCCATCGCCGCGTCGCTAAAGCCCAAGAAATTAAAAGCATTCTCGCAGCCACTGCCGCCGGCTGTTTGCTTTTGCAGCTTCATCTTCTCAACACGAGCGACATCAACATAACTTTCCCCGTCGCTCCCGATTATCCGTTGGCTGCTTGTTTGCCGGCTCAATTCGTTATGGTCTTCGTTGCAGCAAGCCATTTTTATGCTACTGATCTGCGCCGGCGGAATGGTTTTGTTGATTTGCCCGCTCCAAATCAACACTGCACGTTGCGGAGGAAGACCCATCCGGGTCGATGGGACGATAATGCGCCCCTGCGCATCTGGCGTCTGATACGGGCGCACAACATATTCAAAGCTCATCGCTTATCCTCCGCTAGTCGCTGACAGATCGATGGTTTTCGGTAACACCAGCGGCGTCACTGACGGGAAGAAATCCGTGTGAAATTCTGACCCCTGCAATGGCTTGAGGTCGAGGATCACCGTCGTAGTGACCTGCGAGGTCATCGTTCGCGGGTCGGGGAAATGAGAAAACAGCAGCGCGTTACGGGCATCCTCGATAGCCTGTATATGTGAGTTGACGCCGTTGTCCACCCGGCAGATGTTTATGACCTGATTCTCGGTAAGATTAGTGAGATTGAGCCCATCGTCCACCACTACAAAATCGTCCAATGTCTCATAGCCAAAATCGCCGCTGACCAGCGATAGTTGCGCGCCGGCCATACGCTGATAGCCAGGGTTAACATAGCCGTCATCGACATAAACGCTGGTGCCGGTTTGATACGGGACGCTTTCCCCCGTGCCGATCGTGCAGCCGATGGTAAACTCGCCGATCATTTTCCCGTCTTTGACACTCAGGCGGTAGCTTTTCACTTTACCGACTGCGCCGCCGCCGGGGACGCGGCGATCCGTATAGGCAATGTTGTGGCGCAGCGTGATGCCGAGTGCGGTGCGCCAATCGACGGCGAAGGTGATATCCACCGATCGCGCCCGAGCACGCATCTTCGCGCGGGCGAGCAACAGCAGATACTCGAACGACTGAGCGCCCCTCTGTGTCTGAAAATATGATCGATACGCCAGATCCCCGATCGGCAAGGCCCCGTTGGGGTCGACGCCTTGCCCGACGATCTGTGAACTGAGGCTGATGGCCTCGCGGTCGCTTTCCGCTGTGTCCGACAGCTCCTGCTGAACGCCAGCAGCAAGAACGGCGGTGATCGTTTCCGTACGCTTCCGGTCGGCTTTGTATTCGAGCACAAGGCGAAACTTAAATGTGTTGAGCGCGTAAGAGATGTTTACCGTGCCAGACGGGTTCATCATGATGCTGACATCCGATGCCCCGCCCGGCATCGGCATCTGCGCGTTGTAGCTCGTCGTATAGGACTGATCCGGTATCCAGCCGCCTTGACTGACATTGGCGTTGTTCACATAGTTTAGCGGATAGCCGAAATAGTCTGATCGTGAACTGACGGACCAGCCGCCGCCGATGTTCGTTCCAGGCTTCGGCCAACTCGCCTGGATTCCCTGGTCAAATGACTGAATCAATCCGCCGCCGCCGCCTAGGCTTGTGAACGGACTGACTGCCCTATCGCCAAACAAAATCGTGTGGCCGAATTGCTCCGGCGTGATCCCGTTAACCCCGCCAATTTGCGGGAATGGATTAGAATAGCTTGAGCCGGTAACGTGAAATGCGCCCAGCAGCCGATCCGATATATCCATCACCCCAACGGCTTGCTGCTGCCACTCGACGGTCCCGGCGATGTTGACCGCTATCAATGGCGGCTGCTGATAGGACAGCGAAAAGTTTTCATATATCGACTGAGATTCACCGATGTCGCTGGTTCCGGCCTCGCCGTCGATGACATCGCTGACCGTCACCGCCAGGCTGACGCGATCGATGTGCCACAGCGACGAATAGGTTTCGAGAACGGAATCCGGGTTGGCGTGCACCGTTTCCAACGCCCACACCGGATCGTAATAGGGCAGCACCGCTAATTGGTTCACCCACGCTAGTTTCTGGGCGCTGAAATCATCGGGCCTTGCGAGAAATTCCAACTGCACGATTTCGCCGGCTTGCAACCGAGGTACACCGACGAGGCGGCCATTAAACAGCGGCACAAGGTCAGGCGTAGCCGTGCCGCCTGGCGTCCATGCTTGGTCCCAGGATAGCCAGCACCAGATGTTCCGTCCCGGCGCGAGTAGCCCGACGCCGTTATATTTTATGTCAGCGTGGAGCGTCGCGAAGCCGCCTTCATCCTGCGTGATTTCGAGGCCGATGATCTCTTCGTCAAAACGGTTGTGCACGGCCGGATCGAACGGCGCGTCAGGCGTGCGCGGCCCCGAAATCGTCAAGATGCCGTTGAGTGTTGATCCGATCGCGGGAAGCGCGAGATCGATGACGGTCCCGCCGCTTGGTGCGATGAAGGTGGTCCCAACTGTCAGACTGTTGCCCGTGATGTTGTAGACCAGCCCCGGCGTCAAACTTGCTAAAGCATCGGCCGGAACCGCGGTAACATGATGCGGATCTTCCTGGGTTGGAAAGCCGGCAATCTGGAGCGGGAACACCCCTGTTTCGATCGCCCGCACTTCCTGGGTTCGGATGTCGTAAGAGGTAACGTGGCTCTGAGCGTCGACCTGCGGCCACGCCGCTAATATCTCCAAGCTCCCGCCGCCCGCGCCGTCATAGGCAAGAAATGCTGTACCGATGAGCATGAACGCGTTGGGGTTAGTCCGTATGGTGCCGGGTGGCGGGATGGCGGCCGGCGCATCGGTTTCGCCGATCCCAACCCCTGAGACGGCATAGAGGCCGGCCGGCAGAGCGAGGTCACTAAAGACAACGGCGGGGCTGCCTTCTGTCAACGTCCCGAGCGCGACGCCGATAATGGTTGATTTGGTGGCCTCGAAATTTCCGGACCCCAGAGATTCGCCGAGCGCCGCAGTGAGGTTGAGTGATCCCGGAAAACCGTTCAACACGCTGTCGTCATAAATAAACCAGTTTCCGGGCGACACCCCTGGTCCGGATAACTCATATAGAGTTCCGGCTTCGAGCCCGGACGAACTCGCAAGGTTTTCCAGTTGGCGTCCGCCCGCGGTTGCGCTGGCCACAATCGGCGTACTGACCGGAAGCGCTCCGTGCGTGTTGCCGTTGGTGACGACGGCGATTTGATCCTGAATCGTCCCGCCTGCCCAAGCAAAGCAAAAAGGCCCCGGCATCCGTCAGATTTCCTCAAGCGCCAGGGTCCACGACACCGCCTGCTCCCATTCCTCGCGGTCGATGTTGTACTCGACAACCATCATCTGGAACGACGGGCGGTAATAGGTGAAATCGCCCTCGGTGCGCACGCTGCCGCTAACCGGCGTGCGCGAGGTGATGCCCGTGGCGGTGAGCACCGCCATCTCGACGTGCGAATTTACGTTGACGATCATGCCGACCCAGAGGCCATCCAGCGCGGGCGGCGCGTAGTCGTTGCCGGCGACACTGAGCCGATATTTCCGCATCTGCGGCGCCGAGATGTCGATGAGGCCGCCGTTGACGGTGCGCGCGAGCTTGTCGATCCCTTGCGCCGCATCGATCGGGCTCAGCGTGCCGCGCAGCCCGCGCGCCGAATAGGGATTGACGCCGGGGGCGACCGCCGCCGAAATATCGAAGGTGATACTAAGATCGGTCGGCGTCGCGGCAGTGATCGCCATTGTTCACCGCAAGCCCGGCACGAACAGGAAGACTCCCAACAACAGGACGGCGATAAATCCCAGCCAGGAACTCGCCCAGCCGAATTGCGCCGTCCCCGGCATCGGCAGGCACGTCAGGAACCACAGGAACATGCAGACGACGAACAGAATCTCGACGATCATCGCGCCCTCCCTTTTCAGCGCCCGCTCGGCCGGCCCGCGAACCAACTCGGCTTGACGCCGGCGCTGCGCGTCTGCTGCCAGTGCGCCTCGCTCACGAGCGCATCGACGACGCCCGCCGAACCCGACAAGGCAAAGCTTTGCGAGCCGAGATGCAAATGCACGGCACGGCCACTGCTGGCCGAGGCCAGCCCGCCTGCGGCAAAGCGAATCGGCGGCGCGCCGACCAGCCCGCCCGCGGCAAAGTTGTTCAGCCCTTGGAGGAAATCGACACCAAGGCGGCGCACGCTGCCGGCGTTGAGCACAAATTCGCCATTGCTGAGCCGCGCCAAGATGCTGTCGCTGGTGCCGCTGCCGGGGCCGCGGATGTATCCGCCAGCAGCATTTGTCGGCATCGCCGGTATGCTGGGATCGCCGAATTGCGGCAAAGCCGATGAACTCGCGCCGGGCGTAAAAGTTTTGGCAATAACGGCGTCAACGCTCTTGCCAATGTCGATGAACTTTTGAACCCATCCGATGAGCGTTTTAACCTGCTGTATCGAATCCGAGATCCCCTTTGTTAGATCATTGAAAAACCTCGTCAGTTCTGGGCCGGCGAGCACAACGATCTGCTTCACTAGGCCGTTGAATGCGTTGCTTAATTTGTTCAGCGCATCCGTATATTCGCGAGCACGCTGCTTGTCTTCCTCGCTGACCAGTTGCCCGGAACGTATCAGCTCCTGGCGCAGCGCTTCGCGGTCCCTGATGAATAATTCCAGGCTCGGGCCAATCACCCGAAGCGACGCTCCAAGTGCGTCGATGCTGAGCTTATCCGCCCTGTCTATTTGCCCCGCATTCTTCAAAGCCAGCACGCGCCGCATGACGGTTTGCGTATAGTCGAGAAACCCTGCTTCAGTCGGCGGGAACTTCCTGATGTCGATTTGCAGTTCCTTCAGCGACTTGGAAAAATCGACAATCGCCTTTTGTCCACCCCTCAAGACCTGTACGGCGGAATTACCAATGTTCGTAACGTCGCTGAACTGGTCCCTGGTGCCGCCGCGTGCGACTTGAACCGGGCCGAGCAGTTCGCCGGCTTCGAGCGCCTGCTGACGGGATCGGTCAAACAGCTCCCGCGATTTAGCAAAAATTTTATTAGCGTCATCGGCCTGGCCGCCGGTCTTCTCTACAGCAAGACCTAACTCTTGAATGGCGGCAGTCGCCGCTCCGGTTTCCTTGCCGGCTCTGACCAGAGCCGTAATTTTATCGACCGCCGCTGTAATGCCGCGGATGACTTGGACCGCGCCAAAGGCGATGAGCCCCAGGCGCAAACTCCGCAGACCCTCAATAGGCAGGCCGACAGCGTGCCCAAATTCGCCAACCTGTTTGGCAAGTTCACTAAAACTACGAGACACGACGACATTGGCCGCAACGGTGCTGCGCGCCGCTGTCCGATAAGATTGCATCTGCCGTTCGACGGCCAGAAGCTCGCCGCTTTTTGCCGTCATCGCCGGTGTGACGCCGGCCCCCTTCTGCACGTCGTCGGCTAATCCTTTTAGCTCCTTGCGCAACTCGCGGGCTTTTCTGCCCAGCAACTCAAAATCTGCGCGCGCTTTCGCAGAGTCGGCGCTGATCGATATGCTCAGATTATCGGGCATTTAGTTTTCCCAATCTTTCATCTGACTGCGAATGGTCTGGGCGTCCGCGTGAGCGGCGAGCGCGTTGACGTGCAGTTGCTCACGGAGATCGGATTGCCGACGTTTCGTGGCGAGGAACAGGTACGCCGTCAACTGCCGCGGCGTGTAGTTCATGACGTCGCATGCACCGTGTCCGCCGGCAATGAGCCGTTCGGCCATTTCGGCGAGGTCGTATCCGGCACCTCGCCACGCTCCGCGTTGCCGCCGAGTTGGCGCAGCCGGGCGAAAAAAGGGGCGGCACCGCCCGGCATCGTCAGGTCGCGCACCGCAATCAAGCATTCCGCGACATCATCAATCGCGAAACCGTCGGCGATCGCTTCCGCGGCGTCGGGCTGGCCGGCGGCCTCGGCGATAATTGCACCAACGGCATCGGGCGCGACGACCAGCAGCGTCTCCACGGTCAGACCCTCGCCGCCGCCTTCGATGAACAGATTGCGCAAGGTCGGGAAACGCAGCAAAAGGCCCGCAATCTGTCTTAGGCCGAGGCCGCGCACCTCAAGCTCGCCGCTGCTGAGCTGCACCGTGCGTTTCTGCGGCACGATGTCGAGGAGCGACACCATCAGCCGCGGACTTCCTCGGTCTGCCGCGCTGCCATGCCGCCGGTATCGATGCCCATCAGCACCAGCTTCAGATTGTCGTAGGTGAACTCATCCATGATGATGTTCAGCGTTGCCGCCTTCTCGTGGATGATTTCGAGATCCTTGATCCGGACGCCGTGCCGCGAGGAATAGTGTGGCAGGGTCGTTACGGCCGGCACGAACTCAAAGGTGGGGACGTTCCCGACATCGCGATAGGTGACATCGGCGGCCGTCTGGACGCTGACGATGCCTTTGCCGAGGTAATAGGCGGTGGTCACCGGCGAGACGAGCGTGCTGTCGGGGTGCGTCAGCGTGCCGAAGCTCCCGGTTTCGTCGGCCAGCACCTCGCCGGTCAGGTGCAGTTCGCCCCACGCATCCCCGATGAACGCGACCGGGTTGGCCGGACGGAGCAGGACGTTCAAAAGCTCCATCGTCACTTGCGGGCCGACGCTGTTGCCGCCGACGAACTTGACCTTCGCCGGGAATTGGTCGGCCGAGAACACATCGAAGGTCGCGGGTGTGGCGACGCGCGGTGTTGCTTGCATGGTGGCGCCTTTCCTATGTCGGGATTTGAACTGCCGTCATGATGGTTTCTTGTATCTCGGCGAGGGCGCGCTCGCGGAGCGACGCGGCCGGCCCGCGCATAAAGCGGTATTCGTGGATGTTCTCGCGGCGCCGATAGCCGGCAACAGGGTGGCCGCGCCGCACATAGGGCTTGACCGACATGAAGGCGTGCGCAGCGCCATATTCAAGCGCGGCCGCGATGCGGTGGATGTCGCTTTTCTGGCCGACGACGCGCACCTTGCCGGCGATGTAGTCCTGCCCCTCATCGATAAACATGCGGGTTGCCGACACCAGCCGGCCAGTGCGAACCGGCTCGGCTGCGTGAACTTCATTCAGGAGCGCCGTGGTCAATTCGGTGATCTTAGGCCGCAATGCCGTCTTCAGCATTTCCGGCAGGCTGTCCAGATGCTCGATCAGCCGCCGGTCGTTCACTTCCACTGTTATGAAGCCGGCCATCGGCTCTCCCCAAGGGCAAAATGTCGTCGAGCTTGAATGTGTAGGTAAAGACGAGCGAAAGATCGATCCGGTATTCCCTGCCCTCGGCGCTCGGCGGGGCGACCGCGGCGCCGCTATAGCGGATGCGGCCTTGCCAGCAATAGCCGAGCAGCGTTGCGTCGCTCAAAACCGCGGCCAGCACGCGCGACCGATACAAGGACAAAAGCCCGCCGCCATCCACCGTGTCGGTGCCGCGGACATGCACTGAGAGCGCCGGCATCAGCTCCATGCGTTGGATCTGCGGCTGCATCGGCGCCCCGTTGGCCGGCGCATCGGTGAAATGCTCGCTGCCATCGAAGATGACGATCGCTGGCCGTTCAAGCTGCGTGACATCGAGCCGGTTGCGCACCGCGTTCGCCACGCCCTCGATGGCGCCGCATACCGCCACCAGGCGCGACAGGATCAATTCGCGCTGGTCAGCCACGGCAGAGCAGGTTCACGCGGACGAGCTGGCCGCCGTAGTAGAGCGGCGCGATCTGCTCGACGTTGCTCGGGTTGCCATCGATCAGCACCGGATCGTCACGGCTCGGGATGCCGAACGTGCCGAGCGAGGTCGGGCTGAGAATGACCCGGATGCTTTGCACGTCGCCCGCCTCGAGATCCTGCGGCGCATAAGAGCGCACGCTCGCCGGGCAATCGATTTGCTCGATGACCGTACTCGCTCCGTCGGCATCGACCGCAGTGTGCTGCAATGTCACGGTCTGGCCATAGCCGGCGATGGCCGCATCAAGCCGCGCGATGATCGTTCCCGGCGTCAAACAAACCACCGCTTGTAAGGCGCCAGCCATTCGCGCACGCCGCTCGGCATCGCCGGCGCCGTCGTGTCCGAATAATAGGTATGCGTTATCACATCGGGGATCGCCTCGGTGCGCAGCGTCGAGTCGCGGCCGAGCGCGTACCACCGCGCGCCCAGCCATTCGAGCGCCGCGTTCTGCACGTCCGCCGGGATCTCGTCATAGCCGGCATCGTAATCCACCAGGATCAGACTGCCGGTCCACGACGACACCATCACCGTCGCGGTGCTGTCGAGCCGGTAAACCGAACCCGACTCAACCTCGACCTCCCACAGCGAAACATCAAGGGCGGCGCCGTCCTCGGTAACGGCGACCACCGGCACGCCATCGATATCGGGAGCGATCGGCCATTGCCGCGTCACCAGCGGCTCGCCCAGGCCGAGCCAGTTGCAGACGTAGCGGTACTGGTCCCGGTAGCTCTGCCGGGCAAATGTGCGGTCGCAGTAATTGTCGATCGCCAGCGACACCGCGTCGATCTGCGCAGTGAGCGCGGGATCCTTGGAGGTGTCGGACGGATCGATCCCGAGCACCGCCTTCGCCTGGTCGAGCGTGACCAGCACCAAAGTGGCGGCCGGCGCCGTGATCCGCGTGATCCGGTAATTGGCTGGCGGCATTACCGCGCCACCCGGATCAGCACCGGATAGAGATCGCACGTCACCGCCGAGCCGTCCTCATGGGTCAGCGTCAGCAGACCTTCATTGTCGATCGTGGCGCTCGCCAGGCCGCGCCCCGGCGGACCCTTGGCTCCCGGCTTCCCCGGCGGCCCGCACTTGCCCTGCGCGGCGATCATCTGCCAGCCCTCGCCGGGACACGGCCCCGGATCGTCCGCCCTGGCGGCAAAGCTCGCGCCGTTCAGCATGACGATATCGAGCGCCCGATAGGCACCCTTGGCCTGCCACGTCCCGCGAATCGTAAAAGACCGGCCATCGGCTCCGGCTTGCCCGGCCTCACCGGGCGCGCCAGGAGGCCCAGGAATGCCCGGTTCGCCGACTGGGCCTATGACAGCCTCCCCAGGCATTCCCCGCTCCCCACGCTCGCCCTGCGGCCCCGCAGCGCCATCCTGGCCGTCCCGCAAGCTCGCGAGCTTCGTGGCGATCAGCCGATCGAGGTTTAACTCCGCCTCGGCCCGGTCGGCGCGCAGCTCGGCCGCCAGCTTGGCAACCGAAAGGCGAAGCTCCCGCTCGAGGCCGGACGCAAAGGCGCCGAGCTCGTCGGCCAACGCCTCAAGCGGCGTCAGAGTATCGGTCATCCCCGGTGCGTCGCCGGAATCGGGCGATTGCCTTGGCGGCCTGATCTGCTCCATCGCCACTCCCATCGGCGGAATTGTCGGGCGGCGGTGTTGGCGGCGCTGCCTGCGGCGAGGGCGGCTTCAGATCGGCGCCATAGGACAGCGGGACGACCTGCTGCTGCACCCGCGGTTGCTCGCCATAGCCGCCCGGCACCGCCGGCAGATCCTCCGACGCGCGCGCCTCGTCGGGGCTGTAGATCCCCGAGATGACACCTCGCGCCAATGCCTCGATGCGCTCGCGGTACGCACTGCGCAGCAACGCGCGCGTGTCGAACTCCAGATATTCGTCAGGCTGGCCGCGCAGGCCGAACAAATTGCCCATCGCCTCTTCGATGTGGTTCAACGTGAACCCGAGCCCCGAGGCGATCCATGACTGCATCAACAATTCCGTCGAGGCATAGGTCGGGCCGCCGATGCCGAGGATCTGCAACGGCACGCGCATCGCGAGCGCAATGTTCTGGTCGGTCATCTTCATCATTTCCGCCAGTTGCGCATCGACCGCGCTGGTGGCGATCGGGTTCGCTTTCAGGCCGTTGGCGAGAACCGCGGTGAGCCCCGCATTCTCGCCTTGCGTGACGTTGTTCCAGCGTTGCCGCGTCTGATCGATCTGCTGCTCGCTCAACGGCTGGTCGGTCTGGAGCGTAAAGCTCGGCCGCGCCTGGTTCAGGTAAAACGCAATCTGCTGATTGAGCGCTGCGCCCGACATCGCGAGATCGAGCACCGCCGACAGGATCGGGCTTTCGCCGATCAGGGGGTGCCGCGGCGTGTGCAATCGGACGTGGAGCACATCGCGCGCCGGGATCGGCATCGCCAGGTCGAACCGCTGCTGCGCGACCTCGTTGCCCTGCAACGAGTAGAAGATCGACCCGTCCTCCGCGATCTGCGCCCGGCCCTCGCGCATCAGATGCAATTCGACGATCTCGGCCCGGTTGTTGCGCACCGCCACCGCGAAGCTCTGGCCGCGCTCGTAGAGCCGCCGCGTCAGGTTCAGCAAGAAATCGCTAATGCTCTGATAATCGTTCGGCTGGCGCAAGATGCGGGTCAGCGCCGAATTGACGACACGCTCGCGGCCGCCATTGTCGAGCTTGCGCCAATGGTCGCCCGGACACATCGGCACCGTCTGGCTGTAGGCCGAGACGCAGGCCTCGACCATCGCGCGCCGCTCGCCGTACGGCAGCCCGTTCTGCGGCAACCCGGTCTGCCAGAAGTTCCACGGCGAGCCCGCCGGCAACCACCCGGTCGAGAGAGGATATGGCCCCGGCCGGTACTGCCCTTCGGCAGCCCGGCCGAATGGCCACATCCTGGCGAGCCAGTTCGCCATTCAGAATTGCGTCCGAGGGAGTGACATCTTCGGCAGCGCCCGCGCTATCATCGCGTCTGGTAGCCCGGCTGGTTCTGCGCCGGACGCGCGTCTCGCTGCTGCTTCTCGCGCGCTTGCCGCTGCGCACGCTCCTCCGGTGTCTCTTTGGCTTCGCGCGCCTCGCGCTCGCGGCGCTGCTCTGCGGTTTCGTTCGCGTGCATCGCTTCGGACGCCGGCTCTCCCCCTAGCAGCGCATCGGCTTCCGCCTGCGTCGGCGTCGGTTGTGGCGGGCTGTTCATCTCCGCTACCGTTTCTTCCACCGTCCGCTCTGCGATACGCGGGCCTTTCGGCGGCATCTCGCGATCGGTGCGTTTGTCGGGTTGTATTGATTGCATGTTGGCCTCCTAGGTTATCGAAATGGCATTCGACGGCGGTGCTGCCGTTGAGCCCAACGCATTCGTCGCGGTAACGATGCAAGTGATGGTATGCCCGGCATCGGTGGCGGCGACGACGTAGCTGCTGCCTGTGCCAAGATCGCCCGCCCCATCGCTTTTCCAAGCGTAAGCATAGCTGGTCGGTTCACCTTCCCAATTGCCCATCGTGCAGTTGAGGGTGTCGCCTACGGCGGCACTAGCCGTCACGGCGCCATTCCGTAAGATTGCAGGCACATCGACGTTGACCGGCGGCGCCGTCGCCGGCTCGGACTCGTCAGTGACACCGTGCGCCTGCTCCTTCAGCGCGTCCGCCTGGGCTTGCGTCGGCGTTGGCTGCGGCGTTTCGTCGGACATCTGACTTCCTCGCTCAAAATAGGCGGGGCCGAAGCCCCGCCCTCACAAGGTGCTTATGGCCCCCAATTAACGCCGGTGCTGATGAACTGAACCATGCCCGTGCGCCGCATCGCCCAGGAGATGTTCGCGATCATCCGAATTGCAATCTGACCCGTCTGGAACATCGATTGCGTCGGTGTTGCGAGAACGCCGCTCCCCTGCGCGCCGGTTGCGATGTTCAGCGGTGTCGTGTCCTCCATGTGGAGCGTCGCGACTTCGCTGACCTCGAATTCTGGTGCGCCGGATACCGAGACAAAGTCCACCGCGTCGATCATGTAGACGGAGCCGGCCGCGATGGTCGTGCTGGCAATGACGGTGAACATATCGGTGAACTGCGTCGACCAGCCGAACGGCGCGCCGGCTGGACCCGGTGCGTAGATCAACTGCTGCCGCTGTTGCGGGTTCGTCAGCATTACTAGCTTGCGGCCGGCGTTCACCGCGTAAAACGGTGCGGTTAATTTGTTGAGGTCGCCTAGGAACGCCGCATAACCGCCGCCCGCCGTCGCGGTGAGCGTCGAGACGCCGTTGGTCAACCCGGCAGGCCTCGTTGTCGATACCGCCGCGTTATCGAGCAGCACGCCGTCGACGTTGATGCTCGTATCGTTCACGATGCTGTCGCGGATCAGGCTCTCGATAGCCGGGTTCGAATATGCCGCAATCTCCCGGCTGTAGACTGAGATCGCACCGACCTTGTGCGGATAGAGCGTGATCGAGGTCGTCCCCAATCGGCGCACGGGAATGGGTGCCGATTCGGCGACGAACGACCCGCCGATGCTTGGCGTCGTTTGCCGCGACGGGATTTTTATCGCGCCGGCATTCGGCCCGAAGTTGAGCGCGGTCCCCATTGCCGACAGCTTAGGAAACACGGCGTTCGGGTAGAGCAGGTTCACGAACTCGCCCTGCGCGAGCTGGATAAGTTCAGCCGCCCAGTTCGTCGTCGTCGTCGTGGCGCCGGCTACTGCGGCACGGGTGATTGCGCCAGTGACGGCCGCGGTCGCCTCGTCTTCCGGATAATGTTCGCGGAGCACTTGATCGACCGGCTTGCGGCTTTCGCAGGCCCGCAAAAGAACCCCCAACGCGCGGAAGTAAAGCTCTCCCGGTTTCACCTCCTTCGTCGGCAATCCAAACGGCCGGCGGCTGATTGCCGGCGCGGCGGGCGGCAGAACTTCCTGCGTCTTGATCGCCAGCCGGCGCTCGGTTTCCTTGAACGACACAAGCCGCCGCTCATGCTCATCGATCTCGCCATTGAGCATGTCGGCCGTCTCGATGTCGTAATCCGGCTCTCGGGTGTGTTCCAATAACTGGTCGCGAGCCGCGTTCAGCTTCGCTTGTACGTCCTCAATCTGTTTGCTGATGTTCATCGGAGTCGCCCTTGAAAGGCGTTTCGCCACGGCTTGCCCGCCGGTTGTCGCCACGTCCCGTCGCCCCATTACGGCTTGCCCGCCGAAGGCGAGAGACATGGTGTCGTCTGAAATGTTCAAGGATTTCGCGATCGCCAATGCCGCCGGGTTCGCCGGCACGCTGACGATCGATGTCTCCAGCAATTCCTGCTCGGTGTAGCGCGTGCCGCGCATCGGGTGCTTCGCATCGATCGGCTCCTGCGCAATCGCCCGGAACCCGACGCTTGTGGCCCGCAAAATGTCCTGTTCGATCAGGCTCAGGATCTCGTCAACCCGCTGCGAGGTGCCGCGCTCGGCCGGCACCAAATCCGCCACCAGTCGCTCGTCATCAACCCGGATGTTGCGCCACGTCCCGATCGGCGCGTTGGCGTTGTGGTTGAACAGAGCAATCGGGTTCTGGCGGAACCAATCGAGCCGCCAGCCTTGCGGGTCGATCGTGTCGCCATATCGATCAACCGTCGCGTCGCTCAAGACATAACTGAGCGACCCCGGCCGCTTTCCCGCCGCGGTTTTTCGAACGATGGACATTTCGTTAGCCTTTACTCAGCGGGAAGGAATATCGACCAATTTGGAGATAGCCCATCGCATCACAGCAAGCTCTACCTTGCGCTCATTGAGCAGTATTGCCGCCGTTTCCTGCTCGTCGCGACCTTGCCATAGGCTCTCGTTCTTCTGCCGAAGCGCGATGTCTTCGACTAGCCGACTTTCCTTCCATCGTAAAACTGCAAGCGCTTCGGCAGGCGTTATGCGACCGTTCCTGGCAACGATGCCCGACATAATATGGTCAGGTAAGAACTCGGCGAACATCAGCCGATCAGCGCCATGACGTTGAACGTCACGTCGTCATGCAGCGGCGCCGCTCCCTTCGCCATCACCAGCGCCACCATCCCGTCGATCCGCCCCGCCGACCTCGCCTTGTTGAGCTTCCGGTTCCCCGCGGGATCGGTCTGCACTACCGCATTCGCGGCGCACATCGTCAGTACCGGGTGATTGCCGTGAACCATGCTGACGTTCAGTAAATCACTTTCCAATTCACGCAAGGCCGGCGACATCGACTGCATCCCCTGGCCGAACTCGGTAAAGTGCGCCTCGAGCTGCGCCTCGGTGAAGCCCGCCTTGAGCAGCCACGGCCTCAGATGCGGCCAACCCCAGCGATCGAATGCGATCTTGCGAATGTCGTAGCGGTCGAACACGCCGCGCAAATACTCAGCGATATGCTCGTATTCGATCGACTTGCCCGGCGCCGTCTGCAAATAACCCTGTTCATGCCAAAGATCATACGGCACCCGATCCACTCGCGCCTTGTCGGCCAGCCCGACCGCCGGCAGCCAGAATGTCGGATGTATCTGCCACACGCCGTCAACTTCACCGATCAACGCCAGCGCCGTCAAATCAGACACCGCCGACAGATCCAGACCGCCATACACCGGCACGCCGTCGATCGGTGACACTTCACCACCGCACGCGGCCCACACACTGGCACTGACAAACGGGTTGTTCGCCTCGACACGCTGGTTCAGAATCAGGTTGCGGTATTCGGCTTCCCGCGACGGCATCCGCCGCGCGTCCTCGGCCATCGACAACACTTCCGCCGCATTCTGGAAATCGCCGAATGCCGGATTAGCCGTCCGGATCGTCGCTTCGGCGAACGGGTCCAACTCCTTGTCTGCCGACCACAACTTCACCACCACCCGCGGATCATGTCCCGCCAACGCATCGTCGATCAACACGCTCAGCAGATCCGCATCAGTCGGCGCTTGCGTCGAGATGATGATCGACAACGGCTCGTCCTGCGCGCCCGTCGCCGTCTCCAGCGCCTCGTACAACGTGCTCCTCGGCCCGCGCACTTGCCCGAGTTCGTCATGCACGATAAACCGCGGGTTCAGCCCGAAAGCTGTCGTCGCTTCTGCGCTCAATGCTTTGTAAAACGTGCCAAGCTCGGGATACAAAATCTCCTTTGCCGTCTCGCGGATTTTGATGAACGGGTTTAATTCCGGCGATAGCCGCACGCACTTCGCCGCAAGCTCGTACAGCAGCCCCGCCTGGTCGCGTGATTGCGCCGCGCTGTACATCTGCGAGTTCGCTACCGCTTCAGGTCCGCATAGGTGAAGCAACAACAAGAACGCGCTGATCGCCGTCTTGCCGTTCTTTCTGCCGAACGAAAGGATCGCGCGCCTCGTGCCATGCGGGTTGTCGTAAATCGCCCGGATCGCGTCGCGCTGCCATTCCCGCAGCACAACATGCTTGCCAACCATGTCCGCCCGGCCGCTCGGCACGCGGCAGCATTCCTCGATCCATCGGATGTTGCGCTCAGCTCGCGTCAGCGATGCGCGAGTGCGGGCTCGTGATGATCGCGCCAAGCGGCTTCTTGTTGCCATTGTGATTCAACAGTGATTGCGGCGTGATCCGCAGGGATGACGACAGCTTGCGGATCATATCGCTCTCCCCTCTCTGCTCCTTCAGCAGCTCAAGCAATTCATGTTTGTCGGCGGCTTGTGCAACCATCTCCGCAACATGATGGCTCATCACGACATGACGGCACAGTTGCACCAGCAACGCTACACTCCCCGCATCAAACCAATCGGCTGGATGTCCCGATACAATGAGCCACCACACATCACGTTGCCCTGGTGACAGTCCACGCGGCGGCCTCAACCTCTCCATCGTGTCGAGTCGTTGAGCCGCCAACACCAACCGCGCTCCGGAGGGTCGCCCTCGCTGCTTCACCGATCAACCCTCCGGGGGGGAGGTCCAAAACTAGCCAGGATGGTCACGAGCAAG